GACTACAACACCACGATCACGGGTAGTTGGACGGTACCTGCTGGATACACCGCATATGTCTCTCAGGGGCTATTCTCTTCTGGTCAAGCAGGTGGTTCCAACCAAGTGCAGGGACGGCTTTTGACCCGTGGTACCGACAACATTCGTCGTACTGCCGCAGTCACAAGCATTAACAATGGTGTAGCGAATTACGTGTTTGAGTACCCATTAGCTATTCCAGAAAAGACCACACTTGAGGCAACAGCGATTGGTAGTTCTAACAACAACGCTGTTTCTTCGCTGTTTATTTTGCTACTAGTAGCTAATAGTTACGACGCCGGGCATACTTAATTATGGCTAAGTCTCCAGCATGGCAGAGAAAAGAGGGCAAGTCCGAGAAGGGCGGCTTGAACGCCAAGGGAAGAGCCTCTGCGAAAGCGCAAGGCATGAACTTGAAAGCTCCCCAGCCGGAAGGCGGAAAGCGCAAGGACTCTTTTTGCGCCCGTATGTCAGGGATGAAAAAGAAATTAACGTCGGCGAAGACGGCAAATGACCCGAACAGCCGGATTAACAAATCTTTGAGAGCTTGGAAGTGCTGAGCATGGAAATGACATATGTTTGGACTGGGGCTTTAACGCTGTTTACCGGTCTTTTTGCTTACATAGCGCATGAAAAGTTCTCTGAACTTGCGCGGATTACGATCTTGTTGAACAAGACTCGTGAGGAGATCGCTCGTGATACCGTCACTAAAGCTGAAGTTGAACGGATTACTGACCACATTGATCAACGCTTTAACCGACTTGAGGCGAAGATTGATCAACTCATTGGGCAAAGGGGATAAATCGTGAAAAAGAAAGTTAGAAAGTTTGCTAGTGGCGGTGACCTTCTTACAGCTATAGGCGCTGGCCTTGCCGGGTATGGCGCGTACAAATACTTTACTAAAGATAAAGATAAAGATAAAGACGAGAAAGAACCAGAAGCTGTAGGCGGTGCTGGTCGTCGTGCTAGAACTATTGAAGAGCAGACCGGTCGTAAAGCTGAGCCAAAGGCTGAATCAAGAGAAGAATATCTTGAGAAACGCGGTGCTAAACCCCTGCAAGAAACCGGCACCCGTGCAAATCCTTATTATAAAGAGGACGAACCAGCACCCAAGAAATCAGTAGTAACAACTACGCCTAAGAAAGCAGCGTCAACGGCACCAGCAGCTAAGAAAGCATCCGCTGCAAGTGAATCTTCTAACACTACGCCTCTTACTTACTACACCCCCAAGCCTAAGCGCGCGGAAGTTTCAAAGCCGTTCCCACAGGCAGAAGCTACAGCAAGACTGAAAAAAGCTGAGGCCGAACGGCGTGCGGGGCAGGGGCTTACTCCTCGTGCAGAATATACCGGCCCCGGCAGCAGACAACATATTGAGGGCCTTAGATTAGAACGCTCGCAAAGACTTGAAGAAGAAGCCAAAAAACAGTTCGAGAAAAATAAGCGTGAGAATGAAGGTATGAAGCGTGGCGGTGCAGTCAAGAAGTACGCATCCGGCGGCTCAGTTGGCTCGGCGTCCAAGCGTGCTGACGGTATTGCCCAGCGCGGCAAGACTAAAGGGAGAATCTGCTAATGGCTGACAAGAAAACAGCAAGACAGACGGCAACGGAAATTGAGGCAGAGCAAAATTTCCCAATCCTGAACAAATACAACAGGACTGCTGCGGGCGCAGTAGAAAAAATGAGTCCGGGTGTTGCCAAAGAAATAGCAAGAGGAGCTGCGTTGGCGGGTATGGTGCCAGCGGGCTTGTTGCAAATTGGGCAGTCTACGGTCACAGGACGTAAGGGCAGAAGCCAAGAAGAAATGGACGAACTCACTCGTGAGGTTGGACGTGCCCAACGTGCAGAGAAGAAGGCCAAGGGCGGTGCAGTAAAGTCAGCATCAGCCCGTGCAGACGGTATCGCACAACGTGGCAAGACTCGTGGAAAGGTGTGCTGATGGCTACGCAACGATATGGATCGGGAACAACCGAAGGCACTGATCAGGCATCGGCTGAACGCAACTTGCGTCAAGAGTTTGAGAACAGACGGCTAGATGAGCAGTTGAGGAAAGAATACGAAGCCTACGAACGTAGTCAACGCGATGAAAAAACCCAGAAAGGTGAGTCCCTCCTAGACTTCGGCTTTAAGATGATGGGTAAGGATAGGGCTAAGAGTGAGCCGCTTCCGGGCAAGCCGAGCGACAAAGACAAAAAGCCTGAGAACCTGCCGGGTAAAGGTAAAACCGAAAAACTTGGTGAAGGTATGAAGAAGTACGCATCGGGTGGCAAAGTTAGTTCAGCGTCGGCACGAGCAGACGGCTGTGCTCAGCGCGGCAAGACTCGCGGGAAGATCGTCTAATGCCAAGCGTTTCAGCTAAACAACACCGTCTCATGGCTGCGGTGGCAACGAATCCAGCCGTGGCTAAGAAGACTAAGATCCCACAGTCTGTGGGAAAAGAGTTTATGGAAGCTGACAAAGGCAAGAAGTTTAAAGGAGGCGGTGAAATGAAAGAATCAAAGGCAATGGTTAAGAAGGAAATCGGCTTCATGAAGAAGAAGGGCGCTCCTAAATCCATGATCAAGCATGAAATGGCGGAGGCTGGCATGAAAAAAGGCGGCATGATGAAAAAAGGTTACGCTTCCGGCGGTATGCCGATGGTCATGAAGGATGGTCAAAAAGTCCCAGCTTTTGCTGCTGATGGTAAGGGCAAGATGGCAAAAGGCGGTATGACTATGAAGAAGATGGCTTCGGGCGGTCTGGCTGCTGGTCATAAAGCGGCTGACGGTGTTGCTATGAAAGGCAAAACCAAAGCCAAGCAAGTGACGATGAAAAAAGGCGGGTACTGCTAATGATGGCCTCTCGCGGCATGGGTGCAATTAACCCTTCCAAGATGCCCGGCGGGAAGAAGAAAGCCCGCCGGGATAACACCGACTTTACGCAGTACAAAGAAGGTGGGAAGGTCAATGCTGCTGGTAACTACACCAAGCCCGGTCTACGTAAAAAGATCGTGAGCCAAGTGAAAGCGGCAGCAACTCATGGCACGGGCGCTGGTCAGTGGTCAGCCCGCAAAGCGCAGCTCGTGGCTAAGAAGTACAAAGCCGCAGGCGGCGGGTACAAGGATTAGTATGAAAGCCCCTCAACAGTCACTTAAGAATTGGGGTGATCAGAAATGGCGCACAAAGAGTGGCAAGCCATCCTCGAAGACTGGCGAAAGGTACCTGCCAGAAAAGGCAATCAAGGCGCTAAGCCCAGCGGAATATGCAGCAACAACGAAGGCAAAGCGGGCAGGGAAGAAAGCAGGAAAGCAGTTCGTAGCGCAGCCCAAGGGCATCGCAAAGAAAACAGCGGGGTTTAGGTAATGGCCTTTACAACCAACACAACTAGCTTTAATCCCGACCTCAACGAGATATTCGAAGAGGCTTTTGAGCGTTGTGGCTTGGAGTTGCGCACCGGGTATGACTTCCGTACCGCACGGCGTAGCCTGAACTTCCTGATTGGTGAGTGGGCTAACCGGGGCGTAAACCTGTGGACTATTGAGCAGGGTTCGATCAATCTGGCGCAGGGGGTAACTACCTATGATCTACCTAGTGATACCGTTGATCTTCTGGAACATGTTATTCGCACTGATTCCGGACAGGGCCCTAATCAGACGGATTTGAACATCACCCGTATCTCGGTCTCGACCTACTCGACCATTCCTAACAAGTTGGCACAGGGGCGTCCGATTCAGGTCTGGATTAACCGTCAGTCGGGGCAGCAAGTCGGGTCTAACGTAGCCGTACCGAAATATCCGCAGATTAATGTGTGGCCTGCGCCGGATCAGGGCACGACTCAGAACCCGTACTACGTGTTCTATTACTGGCGCTTGAAGCGTATTTACGATGCCGGTACCGGCACGAACGTGATTGATATTCCGTTCCGCTTCCAGAACTGCTTGGTAGCAGGATTGGCATATATGTTGGCGGTTAAGAAACCAGAAGTTGACCCGGGGCGTATTCAAGCGTTGAAGATGATGTACGACGAGGCTTGGGACTTGGCGGCGGGTGAAGACCGTGAGAAGGCGGCTGATCGACTTGTTCCACGTGAAATGTTCTTCTAATGGGCAATAGGTTTTCCAGTGCGAAAAACTCGATTGCGGAATGTGACCGCTGCGGGTTTCGCTACAAGTTAAAAGAATTAAAGAAGCTGACGATCAAGACCAAGCAGGTTACGATTAAGGTATGTCCTACGTGTTGGGAACCGGATCAGCCGCAGTTGCAGTTAGGTATGTATCCGGTGCAAGACCCACAGGCAGTACGGGAACCACGTCGGGACAACAGCTATTTGCAGGCTGGTTATACAGGCTTGCAGTTGACGGTGAATACCGACTTTGGCGATCCGTCGGGCGGTAGTAGGGTGTTCCAGTGGGGCTGGGCTCCGGTAGGTGGAGCAAGTGGTAGCGATGCAGGGCTGACACCGAATGCTTTAACGTCCCCCGCACAGATAGGCAGTGTGACAATTACTTAGGAGTTCATATGGACAGCATGAAGAAAGTAGCTAAGGCGGAAGTCAATAAGCATGTGAAATCCATGCATAAGGGCATGGCTAAAGGCGGCGTGACTGGCGAAGCCATGCGTAAAATGGGCCGTAACATGGCTCGTGCGATGAACCAGAAGTCTTCGGGAAGAGGCCGATAATGGAAAAGATCAAACCATCTCCGCACAAAGCCGAAGTCAAGAATCAGACCGGCACTGAGTACACCAACGAGATGAATATCGCCGGTGGCGTTGTAAGCAAGGGCAACTACAAAGCACCTAAGACAACTGGTATCAAAATTCGTGGCACGGGT